TTATCTAATCTAAAAGTACCTGCTGTATTAGTTGAAGTTGGTTCATATACTTCAATGTCTTCTTGATCTGAAAATCTTATAAACATTGGATCTTGAGTAGCCGCATTTCCTATAGTGGACTCAGTTCCAAAATGAACTAAGTGTCTATCTCTATCTGATACTCTTGTTAATACTGATGCTGTTGGATTTCCTGGTATAATAGTTGCACGTGTGCCAACACCTGTTCCAGCATTAGGATCCCATGAAAAAGTTTTTCCATCTTTAATTGTTGCAATTAATAATTCTCCAAAATTATCTAAAGACCAGTTACCAGCTTCAATGGTTGTATTAGAAACTGATCTCGAAGTTCCCCAAGTTGATAATCCCCATGTTCCTGCTCCCCATCCATAACCAAGTGTCGCGGCAATTGGGCCAATAGTAACATATGGATTTGTAGTAATTGTTCCGCCTGCTGTAACTCCAGTTCCTGTTTCTGTTACAGGCATAGTAATTGTAAATGTATTTGCATTTGGAACTGTTATAACTTCAAACGAATTTGTTTCAAAGTTAGCTGTTGTAAAACTTGTTGTAGGAGCTCCTGGTGTTGTAACACTTGTAAATTTAACTAAATCTCCAACAAGTAAGTTATGTGCGTTTTTATTAATTGTTACAGTTGCAGATCCTGTTGTTGATGTATAAGTGCAAGAAGTTAAAGCTGTTCCTAAGGGTGTAATATCATAAAACACCTCATCAAAAAGAACATATAAAACTTTGTTTGTACCAATAGCAACATATCGTCTACCAGTTAAATCAAACCAAGAATGTATATCTCTAGCTGCTCCTACTAGTATAGATGAATTAATCTGCTCCCAACCACCTATTTTCTCAGGTGATCCGTATTGAAAACGTACGTTATCTCCATCAATCCAACGTCCCTCTGCTTGAGATGCTGTATCATTCTTATCAAAACCTGGAGGTAATGGTATTTTTTTTAATGGCATATTTACGCCTATTATAGCACTATTTTTTGGGTAAGATAATATTCCAGTCTATGTTCTTAATCAATTCTTCTAGCTTTACTTCTTTTAAACTATGGTCTTTCATGTATTTAATAAGTTCTTGCGTATCAACCAATATCCAGTTTTTATCATCTTCAAATAAGACCTTATCTGCCTGACTTTTAGAATTAATAAGTTTACCTTTTTTATCCTTAAGAAAATCATTTAAATAGCGAATATCAAATTTATAATATTGATTGGAGTCTTTTAATAATCCTTCAACTTGATAGTTATTATTTTCACACCATTTAACGTTTAAAAGATATTCATTAACAAATTTAATATTCATTTATAGACTCTTTATTGACTTTTTATCATAAAATATATTATATATGTATATTAAAATACAGTTTATATAATACAGGTGTACCAAAAAGATTAACAGAAATGCAAAGCAAATGAAATTAATTATATTAAATGGAAGTCCAATAGGTATAATTAACGTTGATTTTAAATTAACAAAAGAAGAAAAGAAACATATTTTAAAATTAGAATATAGTAAAAGTACATACGCAAATTCTCCTTTAATTTCAAAAGATTTGTTTTTATTTAAAAATAAAAAATTAAAAAGAATTGAAGAAACTTTATTTAATTATATTAATTTATATAAAAATGAAATTTTAAAAATTGATAATGATTTACGTGTTGCTCATAGTTGGGCAACAATAAATGATAATACAAATCATAGAAGACATGCACATAAAAATTCATTTATAAGTTGTGCCTTTTATGTAGAAAATGAAGGAAATAATAAACTTATATTTAATGTAGAAAAAAGTACTTTGGAAAAATGTCATTATTTTGATTACAAAATTAAAGAATATAATTGGTTTAATTCTACATCATGGACAATTGATATAAATAAAGGAGATATAGTTATTTTTTTATCTGATTTATTTCATGAATCAACAAATGAAGGCAAAAAAACAATGATAGGAGCTAATTATTTTTTAACAGGGGAAATAGGTAAAGAAAAAAACTATACTTATTTAAAAATATGAATTTAAATAATTACTTTTGGTTTTTCAAAAGTGCTTTAACACCTAAATTCTGTGATGAAGTTGTTAAGTATGGAAACCAACAATTTGAACAAGTTGGATTAACAGGAGCTATACATTCTCAAAATAGAGATTTTGATAAAGAGCCTCTTACAAAAAAAGAAATAGAAATTCTTAGAAAAACAAGGGATTCAAATATTTCTTGGTTATCGGATAAATGGATATACAAAGAAATCCTTCCTTATGTTGAAAAAGCTAACATTAATGCAAATTGGAATTTTGAAATAGATTCTTTTGAAGAATGTCAATTTACTAAATATGGAATGGGTCAATTTTATCATTGGCACAGAGATTCTAATAATGAGCCCTATAATAAACCTAATACTAACCTACATGGTAAAATAAGAAAATTATCAGTTACTTGTTCTTTATCAGATCCAAGCGAATATCAAGGTGGAGAGTTAGAATTTAATTTTAATGAACCTGAAAAATCAAAGAAATCAAATTTATATAAATGTAAAGAAATATTACCAAAAGGATCCTTAGTTGTTTTTCCAAGTTTTGTTCAACATAGAGTATGTCCTGTTATTAAAGGAACAAGACATTCATTAGTAATATGGAACACAGGAAATCCATTTAAATAAACTTGATTATTTTATATTAAAATGCTATTAATTTTTAAGAAATCATGAAAATAAGTTTTAAAGATAAAAAATATTTTGTTTGTAAAAAAGCTCTTTCGGAAGAAATGGCAGATTTTTTATATAAATATTTTCTATTAAAAAGACATGTTGCTAATACAATGTTTAATGAAAGATTTATTTCTCCATTTACATCTTATTTTGGAAGATGGGATGACCAACAAATTCCAGATACTTATTCTCATTATGCAGATATTGCAATGGAGACACTTTTAGTAAAATTATTACCTAATGTTAAAAAAATTACAGGTTTAGATTTAACTCCGAATTATTCTTATGCTAGAATTTATAAAAAAGGAGATATTTTAAAAAGACATAAAGATAGATTTAGTTGTGAAATATCAACAACCGTTGCATTAGGTGGAGACCCATGGCCTATCTTTATAGATCCAACTGGAACTAATAATGTCATTGATGAAGGAAAAAATATTATAAAATCAGACGCTCCAAAAGGAATTCAAGTTAATCTTAATCCAGGAGACATGCTTGTTTATTTAGGATGTGAATTAGAACATTGGAGAGAACCTTTTGAAGGAAAAGATTGCGGTCAAGTTTTTTTACATTATAACAATAAAGAAACTCCAGGATCTGATCAAAATATATTTGATAAAAGACCTCATTTAGGGTTACCCGCTGATTTTAAAAAATGATAGATTTAGAACAAAAGATAAAAGAATTAGAGTTTAAAATAATAGATTTAGAAAATAAACTCGTGATGGAAACTATGGTTAAAAAATCTGAAGTAGAATTAAATAAAGAATTATTAGAAAGAGCTGAAAAACATCAACTACATATTGAAACATTGATTAAAATTAATGAAGAATATTCTAATACAATATCCAAATTAAGATTACAGTTAAAAAATTTAATTTTTAATCATGTTGGTAGATGATAAAGAAATAAGTAAAAAAAGAATTCTTACTTGTTTAAAATGTGAACATTTAATACCTTTTTTAAAAGTTTGTAATATTTGTAAATGCATTATGCCTTTAAAAGTTAAATTAAAAAAAGCAAAGTGCCCCGAAAATAAATGGTAAAAATAATTAAAAGTAAATATAAAGTCATAGATAATTTTTTACCAAAAGAAAATTTTTTAAAAATTAAAGAAAATTTATTAGGAAAAAATTTTCCATGGTATTATTTTCCTGATATTTCTTTTATAAATAAACCTAGTAAGGGTCCTTTATTTTATATGCAACATGTATTTTATAACCGTGAACCAAATAGTGGCTTTTATGATCTTATTAAAACTAATTTATTAAACTTTATAGACATTAAATCTTTAATGAGGGTTAAAGCTAATTTATATCCGAATCAAGGAATTAAAAAAATGGATGAAATACATATTGATTATAAATATAAACATAATGGAGCTATTTTTTCAATCAACACAAATAATGGAGGTACTATATTGAAAGATGGTACTAAAATTAATTCTGTTGAAAATAGAATATTATTTTTTAATCCTTCAGAAGAACATGATTCTGAAAATTGCACTGATGAAAAAACTAGGATAAATATAAATATTAATTATTTTTAATAAAATAATGGAAAATACTTTAATTTTATTTCCAATTAAAATAAAATTTTATAAAAATTTCTTAGAAAAACAAGAAATTAAAAATATTTTAATAAAAATTAAAAAATATAAACATATTAATCATGGGGCTTTAAAAGGAGAAGCATCTTCAACTCATAAATTACTTACAAATTTTTTAAAAGATTCTGATGTAGAAAATAAACTTAATATTGTAATAAAACAATATTCTAAAATTTTAGGAATAGAAAATCAAATAATTTTTCATTCATGGACAAACATACAAAAAAAATATAGTAAGTTAAATAAACATAGCCATGCAAATAGTCCAATATCTGGAGTGTTATATTTAAATGTAGATAAAGAAAGTAGTAAGATATATTTTTATAATCCAAATCCTTACATATCTGTAATAAATATTAAAAATAGTAATGAATCAAATTACGAATATATTTATTTTCAACCAGAAATTGGAGATTTAATTCTTTTCCCTGGATGGTTATTACATGGATCTAATGATGAAATAAATAAATCAAAAGAAAGAATTGCATTAAGTTTTAATACAATTGATGAAATTAATTAAAAATTATACTTCAATATCAAAATCAGGATGTATTTTCCATCGTTGATTTTCTTCATCCCAAACAGAATAAGGTTTATAACCTAAAAGTTCCGGTGGATTAGTTGGATAAGGAACAGGAGATTCGTAATGACCTGTAGAAGTATTTAAAATCCAAGATGGAAAAGGTTTTTTTGATATAAATAAATTTAATTCTTTATTGTAATTATCTCCTACTATTGCATGATGTCCTCTAAAATTATTATTATAAGAAGTTTGCACCCATTTAACACCATTACTAGAGAAAGGTAATACTGTTTTAAAATGTTCTGCCGCTTGTTCTGATTGTTCTCCACCATTGTTAGCTATATCTTGGTTACAAGCAACCACTATTCTTAATACTACATTATTTTCATCTAATTCAGCAAAATGAGCCATATTAATTTTGTTTTATTGATCCAGAAACTGTAAAAACAGCAGTTTTACTTCCATCGGGATTTGTTACTAAAGTGTTTGTACCAGGAGCTAATGTAAAGTTTTCTTTACTAGCATCTGTCGCTGGAACTCTTATTAAAACTATTCCACTGCCTCCAGCATAGTTTCTATCAAAACCGCCACCTGATCCACCTCCAGTATTCATTGTTCCGCTTGATCCCTCTGTAGGTCCTTGCGGTGGAGCACCACAAAACTGAGAACGACCAAAAGCTTGTCCATTTCCTCCTCCACCATACCCTCCAGTAGGAACTGGAAGCGTTGTTCCAGCGGCACCTCCGCCTCCTCCGCCTGCAAAATATCTTACAGTTGGACTTGGTCCTGGAGTTCCATATGAAGCAGGAACGAAATCAGTAGGCACACCAGCTCCATTTCCGCCAGCTCCCGCTCTTCCAAGTGGAGCACCAGTTACTGTTTGACCAGCTGAAGAGGCTCCTCCGCCACCTCCATTAGTATCTTCACAGGCAATATTATATCCTTCTCCGTTTCCACCAGGGTTTCCCTGTGATGGACTTGTTGGGGGACTATTTCCTGTTCCTCCAGTAAAATTTTGTGCTGGTGGAAAAGTATAACCACCTCCTCCACCTGATCCACCTGGAGAAGCTGGGGCTGCATTCGTACTTCCACCCCCACCAGCTGAAGTTATCGTTGAAAAACTTGAATCAATACCACTTGTTCCTGCTCCAGTAGGAGGAGGGGCAGCAGGTGCTCCACCACCAACAGTAACTGGAACAGTTACTCCTTTTGCTAATTTAATTTTTGTTCCACCAGGAAAAGAAGTTCTATAACCACCTGCTCCTCCTGCACCATTACCAGAGCTTCCACCTCCTGCAACTACTAAATAATCAACTTCTATAGCTGGTGCTCCAGCTGTAAGTCCAAATCCTTTTGCAGAGGCTGCTCCACGTGTTGAGTTTAAAGGCATTACAAAATCTCCTTAGTTAAATTGAGTTTGTGACGCTAAAATTGTATATGCTGGGGTTGTTGATGTTTTAATTGCAGTGAATGAATAAACATCTATACCTGCATTACCTGATGTTGGTGCAGAACCACCTTGATATTCAAGTGTAACATTTGTTGACGAACCATCAATCGTTATTGTTGAAACATAAAAAGTAGTATTTGTATTTAAAAAAGCACCTGTTACAGATTCGCCAACAGATAACATATTATTAAGAGTTGTAGATGAACTACCTCTTAAATTTATTGTAAATTGACCTGTTGCCGTTGTTGTATGATAAAGAACAGCTTGATCTAAAAAATTATAGTCTACAGTACCAGTTGTTGCAACTGCAGTTACAGTTACTTTTTCTTTTACTGCTTGAATTTTACCAGTACCAT